ATTTAGTCTGTGGATTTAAATGGCAGTATTAATTCAACAGTGCCGTAAACAGTTACTTTACCTGATGTCTTTAAGGTAACATAAACGCCTGTATTATCAGCATATAATTCAGCATATGATTTAGTTCCATCACTGGCAGACACATTGCATACACCTGCAAATGGATAGGTTTTATTGTTAGGGAATATCGCATTATAAAATAGTTGTGTTTTGCCAGCATTAAATGTGCCCTCAATACTAAAATATAAAATAGCCTTATCGTAACGTGTATACTGGATAAATGAAGGAGTTTTGTCACTTGGTAAATGTTCGGTATCGAGAATAAAATAATTAAACATATTATAAGGCGCCTTAATGTCTTTCCATCCATCAATTAAATTATCTGATAAAATAGGATAAATATAAACGTTAGATATCTTTCCTTTTTTTGCATAAAATCCATCAAAATTATTGGCAGATACTCGTAGCTTAAGGTATTCTATTGCATAGGCATAATCGATATTAAATAATAATGGTGTTATGTCACTAGTCCATATTGAGCTGTTATAAGTTGTTCTAGTGTTAGTAATCAAAATCGGTGGATTTTTTTTAAGCAAAAAGCCAGTTTGATAAGTGTCTATACAACAGCCTATAATCTCCGTTTCGCCATAATTCGGCGACCCACCAGTACATTCAATAAAAACCGAATTCTTAATATATTCATCCCTTGATAACCAAGCGTGCAAATTATAAACCAGTACTTGGAAATTCGCTTTTAATGCCGTTTTAAAATCGCGCATATTAACGTTGTTTATAGTGCAATCAGATGTGTTAATTAAAATACCAGTCACACCGACAGTTTTTGCATATATACAGCAATTTTCTATAATATTTTCATAACATAGGTTAGAAGCATTTTCGCGACTTATTTCTACCCCTATGTTATCAGTTAAAATTGTACACCCGCTTATAATAATATTTTTTCCACCATTTATTAAAATACCATTTTCAGTGTCGAACGTAATATTAGAGATAATGGTGTGATTGTCATCTGTCACCGACTTTGACAATGTTACTTTATTGCAAATAATTTTACTTGAATTACCTATTATGGTAACATAGTTATTAATATTTAATTTTGATATTTTGTATTCGCCATTTAAAATTATTGGCATCTTTTTGTCATAAGCAAATTCTAACATTTTATTGAAGCTAACTGTATCATTAGAAACACCATCACCGAATGCCCCAAACATTTCAGGTGTTAAATAATTTTCAAGGTATTTTATTTTTTCAGATAAGTTAGCAATTTGTGCATTATAATTACCAGTATTTACCCAGTATTTACCGTCAGTAATTTCCACATTTGACGGCACAGGAACTTTACTCGTAAAGCTATTACCCTTATAAGTAACCACGCTTAATGCTTCATACTGTAAAGCCTTGTTCCACTCTCCCATAATTTTAGGTACATATCTAGCACCAACGTATTGCCTGTTATTTAATCCATTCATATTATTTACCTCTCTTTCTTAATAGCTCAATACTAAATGACCATAGTCATAGTCACCAACACCGATATTATTTCCTATATCTAGCCCTGTAGTATTAAAAGTAATACTTTCCCAATTTTTTGGAATTGTATAAATGATATATCCTTCGTCACTAATCGTAACGAAAATCATTGTAGCTAAATATCGTGCTATAATGCTCTCTGCGTAACTTGTATCAAAATTATTAATCCAATTTTGTACTGACTGTACTTCCTGTTTTAGCTTGTCTATTTCATCATTCTGTAATTTGTCAGTTTCAATCAAATTATTAATATAAGTTACCATTTTGCACAGAATTTCATAATAGCTTAAGCTGTCATCATATACAAGTGGTAAAACCTTGTAGCACCAAAACCAAAAAAAATCTCTGTCAGATTCGAACATATTATGCACCCCTTCCTAGTAAATTGTAAAGAATAAATCTTTAAGCTCGTCAATAATCATCATATCAATATTTAAAAACGTTTCCCTAAACTTTAGTAACATTTCTGATTGGTTACCTTCATATCCTAAAACTTTGTCAACATAGCTGTCGCTTCTATTTCCTGTTCCTGTCTCATTATCAATAGTGCTACCGTTGAGCGTACTACTAGTACCATCCGTACCTACATTGTGTGTGGCGTTTGTTAAATAATCGTTACTATCAAGTCCGCCAATACCACCCTGTGGTGTATCACTGTAATAGCTCCAAGTATCGGTGTTTCCGTCCGTTCTTGAGGTGCTAGTATTAGTGCCGTTTCTTTTAGTGGTTTTGGTTTCGCTTCCACTACCTTCATGCGTAACACTCCTGTCCACGCTAACTAACGGTTGGATTTTTAACAATTCACTCTGATAAAGTTGGTTATAATAAGGCATTATGTTTTTCATCTTATCAGCAAGAAACAACTTCCATCTTCCTACAGTTTCGCAACATATCTCTCTTGTGTAGTAATGTCTTAAAATCTTTTTACAAAGCTCAGCGCGGTATTGTTCATCAAAAATAGGGAAGTCGGTAAAAATTTTGTTCCAAGACTTATCCAGTATATCTTCAATGCCGTTAAACCCTGTCGACTCTGTTAAATTTGCACTTGTTTCACAAATAAATCTAACTTGTGTTGTGTATTTACTCACCGTCAATATCCTCCTTCCTGTCATCATTCTGATTGAATACATCACGGAAGTGACAGCTTATCTGAGTACCAAACATTCTGTTAATCTGTTCACAAGCCTGTTGCCTTGCAAATTCTCTCGAATATCTGTTAGCCATTACACCGCCTTGTAGTCTCTGCACTTCGTCCTTAATCATTCGTTCTTTTTTCTGAATACTAATGTTAGTTACACCCAAGTAAGTGAGAGCTTCATTCCATAGATTAACCTTTAACTCATATAGCTTATCTGCGACATACGGTGCACCAGTTGTGAACACACCAAACGAACTGCCATCCCCCTCCATGAAATCATTACTTCCAAAAATAACAGGTTGATTTCCGTCATATTGCATATAAGCATTTTGTAGAGCTAATTGTTGTTGTTCACTGCCTTTAATTAAAATAGGCGTTCTTTGAGCTTTACAGTTAATATCAATACTTGCGTCAAGTTCGGCCAGTCTCTTAGCATAAATTGACATCTTATCTTTACAGCACCAATGGGTCATGTTATCCCATATAATAACACTATCATCCCGACTACAGTTACGCTGATACCCATTAGAAGCATAAGCACGTCTATATAATGGTATGTTATAAACGTCAAGTTGTCCTCCTAGCGTAACACGCAAGCATAGATTACCCATAACGTCATCATTAAAATACAGCATAGATTTATTTTCGTACAGTCCAACTTCAATAAATCTAGCATCTACAGTACTAGGTAGTCCAGTCCATTCAAACGAGCTTATTGCGATTTCTGTAAATAAATCTAAGTATTGGTCAAACGTGTAAAGTTGATAAAATACACTGTCACTAAAAGCTGTTCTCTGTTTGCTTCGTCTTGCTTTTCTTGCTTTACTCATTTTATCTCCCTCCTTTCTAAACTGAATTATCAAGCGAATAATTACCAACCTCACTAGGATGTTTCCAAAACGTTATTCCACTGTTAAAATAACTTTCAATCAAGGCTATATCGTCACCAGGTGCTCCGCCAACTATTGTACAATCAACAGTTTTTGTATAATTCCAATGTGGTCTACTTGACACATTAGGTATTTTAGTTGTATGACAGGCATAGCCAAACACATCAAAATACTTATCTATCGCCTTTGCATACTCAGCAGTGATAGACTTTCGTTGAGCTTCAAAACACACTTGTCCTTTACCGAATAGCGCATTATTAGTCGCATAATTACCCTTTACATCATTAGCGGAGATACTCGCTGTATAAGCACTTGTTAATATATTTTGCACACTACCCAGTGCTGAGTTACTTGACTGTCCAGTAATCATTCCCGTAGCAGTTTGAACGGCGGACGGAATAGCGTTGATTGTAATTGGTACTGCATTTTGAGCAACCCACGCGTTAAATGCGTCTACATTCCATGAACATAATGGGAAGCTGTCAAGTGTGATTGTTTCTGTCATATCCATTCTGCCTGTGCCTGTGGTTTCTGTGGACTTGTATCGGTCAAGTCTTAGCACTTCCTGTACTGGCATTGTCATGTTACCAACTATGTTATAATATGGTGTAAGATTTTCTGAGAATTCATAGCGTTGGATTAATGTTTGTCCGCAATTATTTCTTACTTCATTAAAATTGAATGGATAAGTGTATAGTTTCTTGTTTCGCGGTGTGTAGCCATTTATTGTGTCAGTATTACTAATTGGTACACCAGTAACATTTATTGGTTTGGTGTTCCCTGTAAATGTAATATTAACTCCTTCGTCCGTAACATTAACGGGTAGTATATCTGTAGGACATGTGTAAAGAGCTAATATATTTTCGGGAGTAGTTAAGTACTGATTTAAAAAATTAGTAAGATTATTACTACCTGCTTCTGTGTTAGCAAAGGCTTTTATTTGATAGCCACTATAAACACCATCGTATAGATACCCCCCTGTTGTGGCAAGTAGTACCATGGTACAAGTACTTAAAGAGCCTAGTCCGATTATCTGAGCGTCACCGTTGTAAACATACTCGCCACACTCGACATTTTCGGGTAAGATATGCTCACCAATTTTATCACTAACTGAATGTTCTCTTTCAACAAAGCATTCTTTTATTTCGATGTCAAACCAGTAAGTCTGCAAAACATCAATTTGAAAGGTTATCTCGGCCGTAACATTGTTAATATACTCAATCCCTGTCACAAATGCATAAAACCATCGTGTGCTAAAAGCTGAGTTTTGAAACATCATGTAATTGCAGTCATATAATGCGTCTGCCGTAGCTTGTAAACGGCATTTACCCTTATTAACTCTATTGTAAGTTACTTTATTAAAATGCTTTTTGGCTTTACTAATAAAATAACTTGATTGTGTTTTCTTATCTGAAAAATAAATTGTGTGTTTCTGCTGAGTGGAAAGTGGTATTCCACTCAGCATGTACACCTCACTATCGGGTACTATGTACATTGTTCATCATCCTTTATTTAATGTAAGAGTAGAACCCACATCTATACCACTTAGCGCAGCTTCCGCAGTATATTTTGTGCCTTCAATCTCTGCTTCAATAGTAATGCTCTCTTCTTCTTTTGCACTCTTAGGAATTATTACAACACCATATTTCTGTACCGCAATTCGTTTACTTGTAAGAGCTTGCGTCTGTACAAAATGTACGCTATTCGGTTTAAGACTTGCTTTGTCTGTGTCAGCATTAAAAGCTAAAACAATAGCTTCATCAGAGATATCTTTATTAATACACTTGCAAGTTAATGAAGCTGGCAATGCAATATCTGCTGTCTTAGATACAAATACAATAGCATTTGCAAAAGGCGAGCTTGAAACTGTTTTCCATACATGATAAAAATAATTCCAATAAAGCCCACTAGCTACATAATGCTCAGTAAACTTATTATTGTTGTCATAAACTTGAAACCAGTTTTCATCAACAAGTACTGCTTTAACATCATTTAATAGTGCAAGTTCTTCGGATGTAATTTCCTCAATACCGTCTGAATTTGCTCTGATAATGTCAAAACGCTCGTTGTCAAAATCAGTCCAGTTATCAATCAAAAACAGTCTACCCATGAAGTTTGCTTTATCCATATTAAATGCACTCGCCAAAACATTAACGTCATACTGTGCATTGAATTTAGCATCCATGAAAATAATCTGTCTGCTTATTGGTGTGTTTGTTTTAACATTTGCTTCGTTGTATTCACTACTCATAAATGGTAAAATATTTGAAGCACTTCTAAATGCTGAAGCAGATGCAGTTAAATCTGTGTCACTCTCAATAACTGTTGGCTTCATTTTACCATGTGAAATAGCCTTAATTAAAAGGTATTTAAAGAGTAAAAACTCGTCATACTCTGCGGCCGTGTATACACTGTCTACAATCTTAGCAATTAAATTCGTAACACCATCAACGCTTAGAAAAGCCTGTCTTAAATCTTCATCCTCTATAGTAACTGGGTACATTACTCGCCAATTCATTGTATGGAAAGCACTTCTAATATCGGGTAACGTACGCTTAAATTCACGTTCACTGGCTTTATCGGGTGTATAATCTACAGCTTTAGCAATAGAAACAAAAATGTCCTCTACTGTTTCGCCAAATTCCAAATATCCTTTTTTCAAAATGCTATAAGGGTTATTAAAGGTTGCACTCTGTACTCTAACTATTGCAATTCTGTTTACTAAAGCATTAATAAACTGATTTGAAAAAGCGGGTGTACCATAAATAACTTCACCTACTCTGGGAATATCACTCGCTTTATCAACAACAGGTACATTCTGCTGATAGTCATATGATGCATTTTGTCTGATAACATTTAAAATGTCGAGTGTTGTAGCATTTAAAGTGCTACTTGCTATTCTTTTTGCCATTATTTTTCCTCCTTTTCAAATAAATCCTCGAATGTTTTATATTCCTTCTCATCATCCTCGTTTGTAGTGTCTTCATTTTCCTCGTTATTTTTTTCAAAAAACCTTGAAATATATTTGTCCCGCCACATTTTGTCGTTTTCTTCATATTTCTTCTTCCACTCGTCAGCATCGGACGAGTCGATTGAGTCGGATATATTCTCAATAATCTCAATTGTTTCGTCATCCGTTCTATCACCGACATATTTTTTTACTTTTTCGATTAATTCGTCTTTTGATAATTTAGCCATTATCATTCTCCTTCCTTAAAATCGTCTGCGCAACATCATGTAAATAGGTAAATGTTTTCTTGTTGATGGTGTGGGCGGTGTGGGCGGTGTGGGCGGTACAGGCGCACCACTAAGATACTCGAACCAATTCTTTCCGTTCTGTATTCTTTCATCGAGTGCTACAACTCCTGCACGCTCACGTTCAAAACAGTAAGCTTTAACTGCTTCCTCAACGTCCGTAAGCTGTGAAAATTGTAGTCCTGTGTACGGATACCTTTTAGTCGGAATCCACTGACCGCCATAGCCTTCAAGTACTTCGGCATTAATAAGCTGGCATTGTAAGTTGCCATCTTTCCAATCCTTACCTTGAGCGCCTGCGTAGTCAGTGAGGTTTGAGGATGGTGTCCACTGAATGAGCCCCCACCCACTAGATATACTTACTGTTTCTTTTAACGCTGGGTTTAAGGTACTTTCTCTCTGAACATTCCCTAGCATACCACAGATACTTTCAAGTGTGTATTTTCCAGTAAAATAAGCGTTAAACTCTACAGCGTTATTTTCCATCTGCGCTTGTGTCAGATACTTCCTAGTACCTTCAATAACTATCCATGACATTAAATTACCTCACTAAGAAGTGATTTCCATGTATTGTTGCCACACTCGCCGTCCTGTAAAAGATTATGGTCTTTCTGAAAATTAATACATGCAGATACGCACCCTTTACCATAACGAATATCAATTGAGCCTGTATAATATCCTAACTTTGACATTAGTATTTCAAATACAGTAACATCGTTATTTTCAGTACCTTTTTTCAATAAAGACATATTTGCTAATTTCTCCTTTTTAAAATCAACAATTCTTTTAACAAGTACTAAGTCGTTTCGGTGGGAAATATTAGTAATTGAAACACCCTTACCCTTGTTTGTTTTTGTGTTTTTACTATTTCCTATCGACTCAATCATTTGTGTACCATTAATAGCAATTGCTATGTGAGTAATTCTCTTGGTTGATTTACCAAAATAAAGTAAATCAGCACTTTGAATATTTGTTACTTTTTTACCTAACGCTGAGTATCCCTGTGCTGTAGTTCTTGGTACTTTCATGCCGCACTTATTCAGCACAGAAAATACAAAACCACTACAGTCATATCCACCCTCAGACTCAGACTCTCCACCCCATACATAGGGCTTACCGAGATATGTTCTCGCCGTTGTTACAATATCACTACTTGTCATTTACATTAACCTCACTATCAAGCTTATCGCAAAGTTTTTGAAGTACAACTGTATTATTGTTGAGTGCTTCTGCAAACTTGCCTGTCTCCTGTTTATGTGCGTCATTAATTTTGTTAATGTAATAACACATAATTAGGCACATTCCAATGGGAAACCCAAGCGTGGAAATTAATGTTGATAAGTCGTTAATCATAATAGTGACCTCCTTTCTTTTTTCTTATTATAACATATTATCAACAAATTATCAACATTAATTTGACAAATTGTTGATAATTTGATATAATTAAATAAAGGAAGTGGATAAATGAAGGAAATAAAATACTATGATGGCACTAAGCTATTAAGCATGAAAGATATTAACGGAAATGTACCTGAGATTTATATATCAACATCAAATAGAAGTGCAGGAAAAACTACATATTTTAATAGGTATCTAATTAACCGCTTTTTAAAGTATAATGAGAAATTTTGTCTACTGTACAGGTTTCAAGACGAGTTAAAGGACTCCGCGGACAAATTCTTTAAAGATATTCATAATCTTTTTTTCTCGGCATACACCATGAAATCTGTACAAATCGGAAATAGTAAAATGTATGAATTATTTCTGTGCAGTGCATACGATGAAGGGGATGAGGGAAAATCCTGCGGCTATGCTGTCGCACTAAATTGTGCGGATAAAGTGAAAAAGTATTCGCACTATCTGAGTGATGTATCAAGAATACTTCTTGATGAATTCCAGTCCGAAACTAACCATTATTGTGCTGATGAAGTCAGTAAATTTATAAGTATTCATACTTCAATAGCAAGGGGTAATAATAGCCAGGTTAGATATGTTCCTGTTATAATGATTTCAAATGCTGTAACAATTCTTAATCCGTATTACACAGCATTAGATATTACTGACAGACTGACATCTGATGTGAAGTTTTTACGTGGCGATGGTTTTGTTCTTGAACAAGGATATAATGAAAGTGCCTCTAAGTTACAAGAAAACTCACTTTTTAATAGAGCGTTCAACAAGTCCAATTATGTAGCCTATGCGTCACAGAATGTCTACTTAAATGATAATAATGCTTTCATTGAAAAAATGAGGGGGCAAAGTAGATACTTATGTACTCTTAAATATAAGGGTGAAGAATATGCCGTTAAAATGTTTGAAGAGGAAAGTATAGTTTACTGTGACAAAAAAGTTGATACAGATTTTAAACAAAGAATTTCTGTTACAACGGAGGACCACAATATCAATTATGTAATGCTCAAAAATAATGGGTGGTTAATTGACTATATGAGATACTTCTTTGATAGAGGTTGTTTTAGATTTTATTCACTTGATTGTAAAGAGTGCATTCTCAAGGCTTTAGCATATTATTAATGGTATCTGCGTTAGTTATTTTTGTAACATTGGTGTGAAAGGCTCTTTGAAATATAAGACACATCTTTGTAGTTGGGTGTTTGCCTACCCATGCATTAAGAATTAACGTTATAGATATATTAAAGAGACAGATTTTATTCTGTCTCTTTTGTTATGTTTCACGTTGCCATGCATTTCTACATTGAAACATTTTATCTCATTTTATATGTTGTCTCCTGTAATACTATACCACCCCTTATTCTCACTGGCCTGAGTTTTCCATAGACTTCCAACCCCTGTTTAAAATCTGCAAGCGTTCTCTTAGTTTTCAAAAAGTCTTGTTGAATTGTGGGGTATTTCTCTAGTTCTTCATCTGTTACCCCTTCCATTGATTTAAGAAATAAATTCTTACACCTATCGGGCATACCTGCGCATTTTACATTATAGTATGGCTCATTAATTGGTTCTTCATCTTCATGCGTAACATGCTCAATATAAGTTTTCTGACGAACAAAAACAGCCTCATTCCAAAAGCTCTCGAGCTTCCAACAACAAAAATTAGAAGGGTGTATTTTTATTCCTTTAATATTTTTCTTTGTAGTGCAACAATGTATGCTATCCGTGTCGGCGTATACAAAATATTTATAGTTTTGCTGTGCCGCTCGAATAGTAAAATTTCTAGCATAACTTGTTATAGCTGAACCTATTGCGATATACATAACTTTCTTTTCGTGTTCTTCAAATGTTGTAAAACCTAGTGAGCCATCGTCCTTCTCTCTTGCCACTTTAAAAGAGGATATATCCGAACTGCTAAGTTTTCCATATAAGTTATTTAAAAAGAGTTTTGCTAGTGTTCGCCTTGCCCCTTTACTATTTTGTTTAATTTCCTTATACTTATTAATATACTCGTCAAAAATTCCTGTTATAGTTCTAAAATAACATCCATCCAATAACTCAAAATCTACAAGGTTGTAATGCTCTTGTAAAAGTTCAAAATCAGTTTGAGTAAGTACCATTTCAACAATAGCTTTTTTAATATTTCCATCAAAATCTTTGTACCATGGGCATACCTTTCCTGTATCTTTATCAACTATATCAGATGTCTCAAGCATTTCAGTAGCCTTATAGAAAAAGCTTCCTTTAATCTGTATAAATGGTAATTTATTTTCTTTCAAGTAAAAACGTGTGCGAATACGAACAAAATAATAATATTGGTCTGTAAGACATTTTTGTGGAATTTTACCTTTGAAAAAAACTGGGTGACCGTATGGGTAATAATTTCCACTTTCTGAGTGCATCATAGATGGGTACAAGCTATTAACGTCCGCTGTAATACCCTCAGTGTAAATTCTGTTTTCGCATCCCTTCTTTAAATAACACCAACCTCCTCTGTATGAATGTCTTATATACTCGTCTGCGTTTGAGTATTTATATTCAAGTGGGTTTAATTTAAACTCTGTTAAATCGGGAAAAAATGCCTGATAGTCTTGTTTGTCAATTGTAGCTTTAAATTCAGAGAGACAGCACGAGCCGATAGTAAGTTTTAAGTGCCCCTCAGCTTGCATAATTTCTAATGCTTCTTTAACTACGAGGACATCATTAGCAATATAACGTTTTTCGTTATCTGTAATCGGACAACCTGCGTATCTATACCCTTTATATTCCATATTTAATTTTCGATGCTTTGTTTGAAAACTTTTCCCTATTTGTTCAACTGAAAACGGCAAAAGCTTCAAACTGTCTCTAATCTCAATCAATGCGTATGGTGTCTTGATAAGTATACTATACCACTGCCCCATGTCTGAGATTGAATACACAAAAGATTTTGGCGTTAAATCTTTTTCTTTTAAAAAGTGTACATCACTATCATTATTGGGGTTTACATAAAGTTTTTGTTCATATTTCAAATCTACTAGTAAGAATGATAGCCAAAACGAACCGTCAAACTTTAAGTTATGATAATATATGCATATATTCTGTTTTAAGTTATATAAGTAATTAAATGTCTCTCTAATTGAATGATGAATTTTAACATCATCTGTGCCTAGCTCGACAACGGCCGAAGCCCACACTTCTGTGAACGTCTGACCTTCATATACAGTGGTTTCAAAATCACCCACCATATATTTCATTTGCTTTTTCATATTTCTTCCCACGTTTCATCGTTAGCTAGTGCTTTATCAATTTCTGCCTGTTCTGCATTACTTGGTAAATTGCCACTTATTAACGTATATAAATGTTGTACAGCCGTTCTTGATACAGCACTACTTGGATGATATTTAATTATAACTTCACAAGTTGATAAAAAATCCTCACTTGCTTGTGCTATGGAATACAGAACAGTGTCTGCGCCATACTTTTCAATTTCTGAGTTTAAAAGATTATTTAACAAGTCTGCTGACTGGGATTGTTGAACACCCACGTTTACTATCATGGACTGTACTTTATCCCATACTATTTTTGAAGTATGAAACATCTGTTGCCATTCTTTGTTAGACTTAATTCGATTATAATCCACTTGGTCTTTTTTTCTTCTCCTAGTTTCCCATGCGTTCCTAGAAGCTTCTTCTCTTATTTCTCTTTTTCTCTGCTCAACTGTTATTGGCTGTCCTGTTACTGCACTGATGGCATAAGCTTTGTTATAAAGCTGTGCAGGACGAATTTTTGATAGCCTTCTTACTGAACCACTTGTGATAGTTTTTGGTTTAGGAGGAAGAAGATTAGGCTCAAACACATATCCTCTTTTCTCGGCATTTCTAATAAATCGTTTAATTCGATTTCGCTCTTTATTATATTCCTTTAAGAGCTGTGACTTCTTAGTTGTCTTACTCATACACTTTATCCCTCCTATGTTTATAAGTAAAGGGGGGTAAAACCCCCCCTTTTTTTGTTAATAAATACTCTAATTAAAGTACCATTAACTGGTAAAATTTTCTACCACTATTGGATGTATTCTCGCATACCTCTATAAGGGCATGTCCCTCATCTAATATGATGTCCTCAAGCATATCTAACGTTTCATTAACAGTCTTAGAAATGCTTGTAAAAACTGCTCCGTCTTTATCAACAATCACTGATACCGTTACAGGATTACCGTCCTTGTCAGTATCAGCATAACTGCCGACATTGACAACGTCAATCTGTAATCCCTTCTCAATTTTCTGTGATGATGCCTTTGCATTAAATAATTCTTTCTTTGATAACATGATGTTTTTCTCCTATTTACTGTGCTGTGTCTACTTTGTCTGTTATTACTTCCTCTGCCTCTTCAATGTACTTACTTAATGGCATAGTGTATGTTTTTGTAACTGCCGTCTTGTCCGTGATTGCTGAGATTTTAAAGGTATCTGTTTCATACATTTTACGAATGTAATTAAACAACTTAGCTTCATCTTTCGGCGCTTCACTTTCATAAACTGGGTAAGTCTTGGTCATAGGCTCGCACGAAACTGTATCCATGCCTAACACTGTGATGTTTAGTGTGCTGATTGTCCTTGTTACTGATGGTCTTCTCATTTAATTTTCCTCCTTGTTTTTTGTAATGAGTTTGATTTGTAACTTGTTGTAACTTGTTGTAACATGCACCATTGGTGCAAAGACTAGTGGGTGGGATTGCACCACCCCTCAGCTTGGTTACTGCTAGTTAATATTTATTAAGAAATATATTCTATTAGTACCCTTTTCATGTACAATAGTCATATCGTGAACTAATTCATTCATTAACTCGTACGGTATATTCTCTGATGAACCCTCATATACAATACTCTGTATAACATTATCATAAACCTTAATTGTCTCGTTATTTAGAATTAAATATAGATTATAAAGTACCATATTGATATCCTCCTTTGTTATGTTGTATCTTCCTTACAAGTATTATATTACATCATATGACAAGAAATGTCAAGTACTTTTCTCAAAAATTATTAAATTTCTATGTAAAGAATACCGTCTTTCATTTCGTGAGCTTTAACAGGTCTATTGATATGTTGTATCAATTCACTAGTATTTATGCGCCTTCCGTTTTTATATGCTTTTATTTCATAGCAAGGTAATACAATCATTAACTGTAATACATCACACACCCTTGGTACTTCACTATCAATATATTCACTAATCATTATTATTGTAGCTATAACGAATGTCGCTATAACTAATACTTCATATATATCCATTTATTAATCCTCCACTGTAATAAAAAATTCATTTCTAATAATGTCTATTTCCTTAACGGTTCTTTCAAGAAAATCAGATGTAATAAAGACAGCTTTATCCATAAATAACCAATGCCTACTCTCAGTTATGATATTCAAAAAAGGCATCACAATCAATAACGCTAATTAAATCTTTAAGTTTCATTTAACTTATCCTTCCATTCTTTTACTTCATCTATTATAATTTCTGCTAATGATGTGGCCGTGATGTTGGACTCAAGCAATCCAAATGGGGCTTTAAATATGTGCTTATATCCGTCAGCGTATATATATAAGATTGTTGACGATATTGAAGGTTCAATATACGTTTCAACTCTGCATTCATTAAAGTACGGCGCTGATTGTATTAGCGTTTTAACTACTTCTAA